CACTAAATCTTCCTCGTTTCCATCCTGCCATGACTGAGTGAATTTCGTTTGCATATGCAATCATTCCCCATTCACCCTTTTTGGTTTTTACTTGATAGGAATTTGGAGATCGTAATTTGTATTCCGTAATTCCTTTTGCTTTCATTTCTTCTGGATCAATCGGGCCAGATGCATTTGCCCTCATCTTAGTAGTTTCTTCTATAGTCTTGAGACAATCAACCACTTTAGTATCTGGATATGCATCACAAACCACATATGCCAAAGGAACATCATCGTAAAGAGATGCACCTGGCTTAAAAATTGCAGTATCTTCTGTAGGAGAAACTACTTGTTCATATGCTTCTTCTGTCAGAAAATTTCCTGCCCATCTTTCTTGAGTTTGACTATTTCCGTAATCCTTCGATAATTTAATTTCCTGCATAAGGCTCCAATACATTTTCGTATATACTCTCTGCAAGATGATACATACACATTGGAGCAACCATCAAACCTATTCTTGCTTGACTATCATCCAGACTTCCTTCATGTTTATAATCATCTGGTAAAGTCATAATTCGACCCGCCTCTTTCAGAGTATAGATTCTTAATTCTTCTGGATGAAAATGATTTCCACCCATAAACTTAGACATTAATCCTTTTTCCGTCAATGAGTGTGCAGCCTGATCATAAGGAACAACTCTTGACATATAATAAGAACTTTTTTTATCTTCTTCTTTTATGATACCTTTTTTAATCTGTTCTTCAAACCAAACTTCTACAACATCAGTACCAACTGACACAACCTTTTCTTTGTTTGCTGCACCTCTCAAACCTTTACATGGGCCAGAGCCAGGAAAATCTGGATGTGTTTCAAACCCATGAACCCAATGCCCTTTAGAACTTTCTTTCATTGCTTCTTCTAGAACCTTGGCCTCCTTCATGTTTTCTGGATCATTTTGTAGATCTTCGATTGCATCTCTGATAGTTGGTTTGTTCTCATCATCTGGTCTTGGAAACACCATACTTTTGAAATTCAAAAAATTGATTCCCAAACTATCAGCAATATCTTCACGAATACTTACAATAAAAATTCTCTCTCGTTTTTGAGGAACACCATACTGCCACCCATTCAAAACTTGATAGTCAGTAATGTATCCTTCTTTTTCAAATTCAGAAATCATTCTTGTAAGATATTCTCGAGCATAGTCCATTGTCAATCCCTTGACATTTTCACAGACTACAACTTTCGGTTTTAGATCTCCAACTATCCGAATTTGATCAAAAGTTAAATCTTCTATATTTTGTTGTTTCATTCCATATGCAACAATTTCTCTACCCCAGCCTTCTTGTTTACTTCCAGCCATAGAAAAAGGTGGACATGGTGGTGAACCATCCAGAATATCAACTTCTACATCACCAATCTTTTCTCTGATTGTTTTTCCTGTAACATTCCGAATATCATCCACTATTACTGGTGTATCTGGAAAGTTTGCAGAATAAGACTTTGCATGAACTTCTTGAAATTCGTTCACACAAAGTACATCGCCCCCTGCAAGTTTATACCCACAAGAAGAACCGCCTCCGCCTGCAAAGAAGGAAACTACATTAAATCGTTTTCTGGATGCAGACTCTTTCAAATCTGCTAAAGTGTATCGTTTGTATCTCATACTACTATTTAGCATCAGAAAATATGAAATTAAATTTCAAATAAATGTTTTACCTGCATACTTGACTTCATCACCGATATTATTTGGATTGTCAAGGAATCTTCTGTAAATGCCTTTTCTTTTCATGCTTTCATGATTACATTTATTTTTAGAAAACCCCAATTCAATCATGCCATCCGATTTTTCGAGAAGTTTGTCCGCAGCAGCACATAAAAGAAAAAACCTAGAATTGGCCTTTTCCACATTAGTCATGTCTAAAGGAGAACCCGCATCTACATCAATATACTTACGAACACCTTTAGTGAGAGTTGTTTCTCTACCATGAATATGTTCTTCGAGCAACTTCAATAGATTAATTGCAGTATTTTTCTCGCCAACATAACACATGAGAGCAGAAAATCCTAAAATTTCCTTCCCCCAACTTTCATATGTGGGATTCTTTAAGATTGATTGGGAAATGGTAATACCTTGACGGCAATCTGTTTTGTGTTTATTCCACATAACTACCGCATTTTTCAAAGTTAGTTTAACTTTTCCCTTACGATTAAGAAAAGATCTCAGAACAGTCTCATCATCTTTTACACAAGTTTTATCTTTTCTATACATTTCATCAATTGCTGTCCTTCTCTTAGCAGGTGCAGTTTTAGTAAATGTATCTGGTTTAACACCAACTACAGTTGGAACTTGAACTATTAAATCTTCTTGAACAATAGTATCAAGTCTATGTTGAAACTCAGTTAAGTCTCCATCTGTATTGAATGTCATAGAACCTCCGTCTTCACACCAGCCATCTTCCGTGATGCTTTTTCGTAGATCTCTAAGTTGTGTTGCATAAAAATTTCTATTATTATCGTTATGATAATCTAGAATATATTTTGCTTTCGTGGCATCTATAGTTACCATGAAACATTTATATTCTTCTTGTTTAGGATTGAATCCTAATATTTGTTCACTAGACATAATATTTTCCTATATTATATTGTTATTATATAAAACCATTATACAATACTCAGACAGAAATGTCAAGTCTAAATTTTATATAATGTATAAGCCCATGTGAGCTCACATCCTTTCAAAATATCTTGGTTTGCAACAATCCACCATGAACCATCTTCCATCAGAAGTTTTGTACAATTAGGATCATCAGAATGATTACCAAAACCACCAAGAGGAGTTCTAAAATAACCATCTTCTTCTTTTTCATTCGGAACATGAATTCTTCCTATTAAAGTGTTTACAGGAATCTCTTCAGTCGCAAATAATCCCAATCCTTCAATTGGGGATTCTTTAATCGTTATCCCATCTGGAAGAGGTTTATACATTATAGTGTCAGACCAGTTACAGATGCAAGATAATTCTTTTCTGCTTGATCTTTCGGATCATCTTGTGCAATAACATGATCGATTGAAATTGTTATTTTGGTGCTCTTTCCTGACATCAGCCAAGGAACGAGTGCAAAACCCATTTGTCCTGTTTGTTGAGATGGTACTGGTTGTAATGTTAATGGATTGTCAAGTGTGATTAATCCACCACCATCGGTTAGATCATCAGAAACCCTTGCCATCACTTCTTCACCAGTAATCATCTTTAATATTTTTACATCACCTGCCATAGTCTAATTCTCCTTATCTACTAATTTCTTTATTAAATGTTGGATGTGGAGTTCCGCAAACATTGAGCCACTCTTGATCATCCATAGTCCATGTTTCATCGCCATAATCATAGACCATCCACATCTGATGATCTTCTTTATTACAATATTCACAGTACATTTGTTCAATTATTGTTGTAGGATCTAATTGCTTCGAGTGAATACATCCTATTTGACTCCACCCTTTTATGGGCTTTAGTTCTTTAAAAATTGTTCCTTCCATTCCACCCATTCTTTGTGTCAAGTCCATACAATGTTCACCTTCTTTGAGATTTTTACATTGTTGTCTTTGCCTGAGAGGATCATCCCAAAAATCCCAATCTGGATCTGAATTTCCAAAGAAATATCCCCATGCTCCTTCGGGATGTTGTTCTATACCTTCCATCATACCAAATCTTCCACATCCAATAACAAATAACAAACATAAAATTAAAATATATCTCATCAATCTCTAATTTCTCTCGACCCCCTACATTTTGCATTACATTCTGAATGATTATACAATATGTCAAGATAATCCTTAATAGAATGATCTAGACCATCTGTTTGTAGAATACCTTTTTCTTCGTGAGTTTCGCTCCATGATAATGTCTCAATATCAATTACCACCCCCGAATGAACATAAGGTAAAGTAGGAAGAAAAGGCACAGGATCATTCCTATCAACCACCCGCCAATGATTGGGTTCGTTAAAATAAAATGTAGTACTGACTTTTGGACTTCCGAAAGTATAAATTTGAACATTGTGTCTTTCTGTTGAATGTAACCACAATCCTATGATTTGTGCTATTGCACCACCTAAAGAATGTCCTGTCAAGTATACTGTATGATCTAATTCATATTTGTCTAGAATATCTTCATAGATGGTTTCGGCTGCATCTCTAAAACCTCTATGTAATTTTGTGTCTAATCTGTTATCAATAAATGGTCTTGCATCGAGATCAGATAGTACATTCTTCCAATTTGCTGTTCCTCTAAAGATGAGAATAGTAACACCATCTTCTTGTATTACAAAATAAGAAAACTGGTCTTTTTTAATACGATATTGGTCTGAAATCATCTTATTCAAAC